TCCTCCAAAATCGCACGACGGTCGCCGCCTTTGGGAGCCGTGTTAACGCCGGGTGTGGCGCTTCTGACACTCACCGCTGCTGCTCTGGCTGCTTTCGCAACCTTATTGGCCTCCCGCGCTTGCTTGCCTGCGATTTCGGCCTGTTGGGCCTTGCTCACCTGCTCAAAAAGTTCGGGATTCAATCTAATCGCCTTATCGTAGGCTTCTTCAAGCGTTTCGGCCAAGCCACTCTGTAGGAGTTGGATCATGGTCGGACGCGCATCCTCAAAGTGTTCGGCCTTGAGGCTGAATTGGTTAATTTCGCCCAAGAGTTGCTGGTTTTGCTGCATCTCCTGCGCTTGTTTCCAGCCCATCACCTCACCGCGCACGTTGTTGAGTTCGTTTTGCAGTTGGTAGACGAGCGGATCAACGCCGCCCTGCGGGACACCGGGCTGCTGTGGGGCTTGCCCCTGCATAGCGCCCAAGTTAATGCCGTAGGACTGCGCGAGTTGGTAAAAATATTGCAGTTTCGTCTGCGGGTCGCTGTTACGCAGTTTGTGGTCAGCCTCCATCAGCGCCGCCACCGCCTTCTCGGGCTGCAATCCTAGCCCTTGAATGGTGTTCATGTACGGCTGGATGGCTTCCTGCATCGCATCCGCGAACTGGGCCTTGGACAGTAGCGGTTCCACGCCAGCACGCATCTGTTCTTCGCGCTGCCATGCGTATTCCTGCATCTTCGGGTCGGCTTTCTGCCAGATTTCGTGGTAGTCCTTCTTCCACGATGCGGGTGGACGCTTCCAGACCGGCGGTTCTTCGGCCTCTGCCGGTTCTTGCGGAGCGGTTTGGCGGGTAAAGCGGCCTTGCGGGTCACGGTTACCGACGTTCTCAATCGGTTCGCCCTTTTCGGCGGCCTCAAAGCCTTCTTCCAGCAACGCTCGGCGGGTGTCCTCGGCCTGTGGGGCTTCAGTCTGGTTTTCAACGTCCACGATTAGCCTCTCCTGTGGGGATTGGTGAAGTTCAACTCTTGTCGCAACTGCCGCAACACGCGGTCAGCCTGATCGTTCGTCATCCGCTGGTTCACTTCCCACTTCAAACGCTCAAGGCGGCTGTTATCCACCTTGGGTTTGGGCAAGTGCCGTGCGGGATCGTCGTTGCCGACCTCAATGCAGTTGTTGGCCTTGAGGTGCCGACGATGCTCCGAGCGCGAGGTGATCATGCTGCCGTCAATCATGCTCTTGTAGGGCTGAATGTCGGGCTGGACGTAGTGATAGCGGCCCTTGGAGTCGCGCTTGCGCTCCACAAATTCGCCATCCATGTAAACGTAAGTGCGTTTCATTGCTCAAACGAAGGCGTGGGCATCGTCTTGCCCATCTGCGCGATGATGAGTTTGGTCTGGGCGTCCACATCGGCCTTGTATTTGGCTGCGGCCTGCTGGCTCTGCAGTTCCATCGCCTTCAGTTGCGCCTCAAACTGCTGTTTTTGCTGCTCCATCGCCATCTTGGCCTGTGTACGCACCTGTTCCATCTGGAACTCATGCTGCAATTTGGCCTGCGTGAGCGCCGATTCCATCTGCATCTTGGACGCTTCCATCTGGCCCTTCTGCTGCAGTTCGGCTTGTTTGCCCTGCTGTTCGCCATCTGGCTGCTGCTGCATAGCGGCCTGCTGCAACTGCTGCAACGTGGCGTCAATCTGACCCTCAATCGGGCGTGCCGCCTTAAACGCCTGCATCCCAAAGCGCAAGAGTTCCATCATCATCGGCACCATCTGCGGAGAGGCTTGGCCGACCGGAAGGGCTTGCGCGAGGAATCCACCAAACGCCTGCAAGAACTGCATCCGATCCTGCTTATTCTGGTTCTCATCCAGCATCACAAGGCTGTCGGCGGCAATGTCTACGCGGAAGTTACGCAGCGGCTTGTCGCGTAGCAGTTGGATGGCCTGCGGGATCAGTTGCTGATCGGCGGGCGTCATCTGCCCAGCGGCGGCGTAGGCAAGGATCGTCTCGGGCTGGAAATGCAGGCACATGACCTGCGCCTTGAGTTTGATGAGTTCCGAGGCAAAGAGGGCCACATCCTCCTGCATGGAACGCAGTCTTAACCCGGCGTATTGCCCTTTGATCTGCTGCGCGGTCGCGGTTTCGCTGGCGAACGAGGTGCCACGAATGATGTCCGAGATGCCCGTGATTTCGTAGATTTGGCTCTTGATATCTTCGCGGGCGCGGTAGCAGTTAAGGAGCGCGTTAGCAAGCGTGTCCAGCGGGAGGAGGTCAATGCTGCCTTTAAGGCCGCCCTTCTCGCTGAAAGCCATCCATTTATCCACAGGAATAAGCGCATTGTTGTCGCCCTCCGTGAGTAGGCGCTGCAGGGCAGGCTGGCTTGCGTCATACACACCACGCACGCGCAGGGCTTTGACGAGGCCATCAATACGGTCGGACAGGATGTCCAACTCCATCGCCTGATCTTGGTACAGCACAAAGTCGGGGACGGGTACGAGCGTGTCGCTGGTCGTCGTCGCGTAAAGCGGCTTCGGGCAGGGGAAAAACCCCTCAAGCCCCAACGGGTCGTCGCGGACATCAATCATCTGCGGCATACCCTTGCAGAACCAGTAGACCTTCTCGGTTTCTTTGTCCCACAGTTCACAAATCTTTGCACGGTTATAGGTGCGCTTGGATTCGTTATAGGCGTTAAGCGGTTCTGGCCCTTGGTCTAGCGGGATGCGGCGGGCCATCTCATCGCCAAAGCGTTCCACGAGCGCCTCACGGGTCATGTAGACCCAGCGCCAGACCTGCCCCACTTCTTCCCATGTGCGGGCCTGTGAGTGGCCGAAATCACGCCAATGGACGTAATCGGTCGGGGCGCATTCGTACTCAATCTGCTCCATCGGCTCGGACATTTCGCCCTGCTCCACGGCAGAGGTCACCGAGAAGCCGTCGTCACCGATACCAATGGGCGCGGTGTGCGGTTCGTAGCGCACCCATGCCGTGCCGCGACCGCCCAAGAACCGATCCTCCACGGCGTACTTCATCGTGGAGCGGAAGTCAGGGTAATGCTCTATCTCAAAATCGATGGCGCGTTCCAGCAACTGCGAGGCCACGCGGCCTACCGGGTCGTTATCGCCAAAGCGGCGGCTGATGTCGGCCTTTGGAAGTTTGGCGTAAACGGCAGGCGTCAGGGTCTGGATGTTTGACCACAGGATGTTGAACTTGGCCGATTCGGTCAGCGTCTGCCCACGGGTATCGTCGCGGTAACGCTTAATGATTTTTTTGGTTCGCGCCGTCCACTTGGCAAACTCGTTGTCGTACTGGCCGACGATCTTGAGGTAACGATCCACCTCGCTGCTGACGAGCATCGGTTCCATTAGCGTCCCGTCCGTAAGGCTTCGCGCTCATGCGTGAGCATTGCCGCTGAATCGGCTGCCCCACGAGTCGCATATTTACCCAAATGTTTGCCAGTTCGTCGGTAATACTCCAACGCCCTGCGCTCCGCTTCTTCCGCGCTGGCGGGCAATCGCCCTTCCACCACCGTCGGAATCAAAACCTCTTTGCCGTCCTCTGATATGCCCATGCTACGCACGGTGCTGATGCCGCCCTCACCCGGTATGCGATTCGGCACTTCAGGCAAACGGCTTACGTCAATGTTTCGCGCTTCCGCAACGTAGGGAACCCCTGACGCTGCCGCCATTTCCATTTGGTTGAGCATCAATGCCGCAAGTTTTTTGCGTTTGTCGCTCACGCTTTCCCCTTATTGCGGGCGCTGATCGCTCGGGCCTTGGCCTTGGCGTCCTCTTTGCTAGAGGCACCCCATGCACGGAGCGCGAGCGCAAGGCGCGTGGGCTTGCCGTCCTTCTCCATCGGGCCAGCCATGTTGCCCATGCGGGCGAGGAACGAGGCGCGGCGCGGGTTGTCGCCCTTCTTGACGGGAGGCTTGAGCGTGCCGCCCGTCTCGGCCTTGTACGAGGCACGGCCCTTGGCGTTAAGGCCACCCTTTGGGTTCTTGCCTTCGCTACGCTGCCACGCGGCGGTCATTTCTTACCCTTGTTCTCTGGCTTGGCCGTCTTGGCCGCCTGCTTGAAGTCAGCGGCGGTCGGGCGTCCTGCCTCACCGGGGCGCTTCATGCGCTCGCCAGAGCCAGCCTTAATGCGCTCCTGCTTGGCTAGGATATTGGCGTAGAGGCCGGGTTTGTTGCTCATGCTGTGAAAAACCCGACAGCCATCACGGTGACGCCTGCGCCGGTCGTGATCTTCCACGGGCCAAGCGCCGAGGCGGCGTTGATCTCAAGGCTATATACGCCGACGGGCGTGCTTGCCGGGATCGCCAACACCGTCGTGCTGTTATCTAGCACGCTAACGGTAGAGGTCAGGCTGGTGTTGACCGATACCACAATGCGGTGCAGGTAGTCGCCTACCGCACCTGCGCCCCCAAGCACCTGCGCCGTCTGCGAGGCCGCGACGGTTTCGTAGGGGTATCTGTTCGGTGACGTAATGCTCATATCCTCGCCCTCCTGCTCACCGTGCGGTCATGGACGTTCCACATATCGTTGAGCGTTACTGTGTTCTGCGGGCCGACCATCAGCGGTCGGGGTTCGGTTACGGGAGGCTTGTCAGCCTGTTCGGCGTATGATACCGCAAGCATACGAAAAGCGTCACTAGGGTGCGATGTCCAATCGTGACGCGGATTCTGGCGATAGGCTTTCTTATCCTCGTCGTACTCACGCTGATATTGCCTCAATGCTTCGATGCCGTCCCTGCAGCGTTCTGCGTCAAAGTAGACGCGAGGCAGGATCAGGCGCGTGGCTTGGATGCCGTTCTGCAAACCGATGTCAGGCACGACGGCAAGTTTGGCGATGTCCAAATGCGCGGCCAACTGCTCCACGATGCTCTTGCCTGTCTGCAGGCTCTTGGCCCGGGCGTCATGCGGTAGGTAGTGCTTGGCGTAGCGGTAGCCTTTGGTCAGCACGACGTTGGCAATGTCGTGGATGTTCTCACCGCTCACGGCGTAAAAGTCGATAACGCGGATTTCCCCGCGACCGAGTTGGTAGAACCATATTGCCGTATCGTCCCGATACCCTAAATCCCAACTGCTGTATACCGGCAGGTCAGGGTTATACGGCACCTGACAGATGCGGCCCTGCTGGTCGGCCTCACGCATTTCCTTGCCGTAAAAAGAGCCGAGGATTGCCGCTTCAAACGAAGTCTCGTACTCCTGCAAATACTG